ATGTAGTTTTCGTCAATGAGTAGAACTTCGGGTTGTAGTGCCATTTTTTATGAGTATTTAAGTGAACCTCGTGAGGGTGTGTTAATTGGAGCAACACCTTCCGCTCCTTTTTGTGGTACAAATGGATTGTTACCAACTCGCTTGTCGTTATTTAATCCGTCGTTAGGAAGTACACGACCTTTTGAATCTCTTTTACGAATGTAGATTTGACGCTTCCAAAAGTGATGACAAAATGCGCCACCTTTCCAAACAAAAATGTTGTATGTTGAACTGCCTTCTGGAGCAAACTCTCCGTTTATTCCTGCGTCACTCATGTCCTGAATATCTTCAAAACGGAATGATAAACCTGATTGTGATAGGTCAACCATTTCTTGACAAAACTCACGACTATTTTCGCTTAAGTTTTGAGAGTAAGCGTATCTTAATTTATAAAGTCCTGTATCTCCAAATGCAGACCTCTCGTCAGCGTTTGCGTAACTACGAACACTCATGTATTCCTGACGGAAATTAGCTTCGTTTTCGGGTTCTGTTACATCTTCCTCACTAAGCAACTCCCACTCGTCTAAATCGACTAATTCAGCTTTCTCTTTTAGTGCGTTAATCCAAAGACGACCTTGTTCGTCTGAAAAGTCATTCTCAGCAGCAACTACTTTTTTTTTTAATTCAGCAGTTTGTACAGTTGGTTGTACAACAACTACTTCGTCAAAAACGCTATTCATTGTAATTGTTAAATCACTTCCAAGAATAGGCGCAAAGGTGTTTGTAATAATACGTTGGTATGGCTTAATAACTTGGTTGTTGAATATCTCCATACCAACCAACATTTCGTCTTTGTTACTTCCGAAGCCTGTTGTATCTCTAATTCCATGAATCAATGGAGAAACAACGCGGTGTCCAACCATAATTTGCTTCGCTGTTTCTTCTGATAAAAATTGATATTGTTTGTCAGCGTCCGACAAAGGAAAGTCTTGTATTTGTGGTGCGCGTGTAGGATCTTCGTTAAACGTCATCAAGAACTTCCCTGCGTTACTTGCACCGCTCAATCTTTCTTCCCATTCACGACGTATTGCTTCACGTTCTTCTTTCTGAGGTATGCCGTTTAAGAAGTTTATAATGAATGAAGGAAATAATCCATTCAAGATATTGTTGACGTGGTATAACCCCATTTGATAAGACAACTCAACGTAGTTCAATGCACCGAAGTAGTCGGGTTTTGCGTAGTACGAACTTCCTGCCATCATTCCGTGTGCGTAAATTACTTGACGCGGTTGTTCTTCCGCCTGTGAAGGATTGAACGCAGGAATAAACTCAGGCTTTCCTTTCTTGCTTCGTGTATTTGCCCAATCTTTGGAGTACCAAATGCCTGTGATGTCGTCTTCTTCTTTATCGTATGCAAGACGACAGTTCTCAAAAGGCAAGTGATTGATTTTAACAACACGTGTAAAGTCCATTGACCAAATTACTTCGGCAACAAATGCACCTTGTAGCTTTAAGTCGAATGCAATACCTTGCAAAGCGTTGTCGAGAATCGTTCCTGTACCTTGTCCTTCAATCATATACGCGATTGAGTTTGTCAATGCGTTATGAATAGGACTATTATAATAAAGCGTGATTAGGTGTTGTGGAAATAAGTTGTTGTAACCGTAATCAATCCAACCTGCACGATTGTCTTTTTCAACCGCTTCAACTGGCTGATACATTGATAGGTTTATTGCTTGTATATTATTTTCCATATTATGCACCTGTATAAATTACGTCAACGGGAATCGTTGGCGAAGAAACGTCGAAGTAAATTGTTCCGTCTTGAAGTATCATTGAACCACGTTCAACAAGACCAACTACGGAAGCGTCTGTCGGATCTAAATTCACCGCGCTGTTTTGTCCGTACACATCGTACTTGTATTTACCAGCGTCAACAAGACCAACTGTTGTCAAACGTATTTTAGTAACACGTTCGTTTTCTGTTATCACCTCTACGACCTGAGCAAGTTGTTCACCCGTCATTTCGTAGGTTAAAATAAGAAGGTAGTAAGTGAATGCAACGTTGAAGTATTGGCGACCTTCGTCTAACGAAAGCCACGCATATTGATTCGCAGTATTTGTATTCAAATAAACCATTCTATCCTTTTATTTGTTTGCTAAAATTACAACACGTAGGGACGTTTTGTCCCTACATGTGTAAAAGTTTTTTGTTTAGTCAAGGATTGACAAAGGAGTACCGCTCAATTTGTACGCTCTCTTTGGAGTTTCGTGTACAAATGCAAGTGTGTAACCATTCATGTCTCCAAGTGCTGTTCCTGTCGCTGCTGTTCCTGTTGAAAGGTCAGCACCGAACTCGTAACCAACAGCCCACCAATTGTCGTTGGAATCGTTAACGAAAACAACAGGGCGACCTTGTGCAACTGTTTGCAACTCTAAACGCTTTGGAGCGCTCAATTTGTTTAACATAACGTTTACCGTCTGCGTGTAGAAAATAGTTCCTGCATCACGGTTGAAATTAATTGTTTCTTCGAAAGAACCTGTTTGCGTTGGCAATTCGTATGTGTACAAATCACCTGCAACTGGACCAACGATAGCAGTAACAATTTCGTTTGCGTCAAAAGTCAACGAAGTAACCGTGTCGCAAAGAATGATTTTCTTAATACCACCGATGCCGTCTTTGCAATCGAGTGTGAAACCTGTGCTTAATTCACATGCCATATTTGTATGTTTTTTATTAGCACAAAAGAGGGGTGGATTTTACGCCACCACCTCTATATATGCAAGGGTTAGAATGGTTGAGATTAGGCAGTATATTGGTAGAATGCGATTTCGTTTCCGAATCCGTATTGTACACCTGCGAAGAATGAAGCAGCAAAACGAACGTTGTCAGAAAGGTCATGTGCATACATATCCAAAACTGCTACGTTGTTCCATTGGTCAAGTAAGTTAGTACCGAACCAAAGGTTAGACTTCTGATAGAAAGCCATTGTGTCGTCAGACATACCAGGACATTCGATAACGTCATACTGTCCCTGCCAGTTCATTACAACTGATTCTCCTTGATAAAGGTAGTATCCACCACCAAGACCTAAGATAGCGCTTCTGTATGCTTCAGCAACGTTAGAAGAAACTGCAATAACAGGCTTCTCAGTAGCACGACGAACGCGTGTTGGTAAAGTCAATACTAAACGTCCCATTTCTTCGATTACGTTTGCAGAAGTGATAGCCTCTGGAGTAGCAACGTCAAGAACAGTAGCGTCAGCTAAAAACAAAGTTTCGAAACCGTCGTACTGACCAGCAGTTGCGTTAACACCCTGCCATATCAATACTTCGTTGTTTGCTGCAACACCTGCTAAAACGTTAGCAATGATAGCGTCAGTCAATGAAGCGTGAAGGTTTCCGTTTTGCTCAGACTTAGCTTCCCAATCAGCCAAGAAATCTTTCTTACACATTTGTCTGTGAACTTGGAATTTCTCCAAAGTCAAGATACGCTCAGTAAGAGTAACAGTTCCAGTTGGTGTGAAGTCACAAGTTGCGTTAGCGAAAGTGATAGAATCAACTAATTTGCGAACTACTTGTTTGTACTCGATGTTCTCTTTGAAAGTAACAGCAGCAAGTGATTCGTTGCTTAAAAATGCAGCGCGGATGTATCCTGCTGCTTCTCTACCTGCGTAGGTAGTAGTTAATGAAGTGGTAGTAGCCATTTTTTATTGTGTTTTTTTATTTTTTTAAGTGAAATAAGAAACGCTCCTCTGCACTCATCTTATTATAAGACTTCGCAGGTGCGCTTACTTTTGATTGTTTAACTTCTTTGATTGATGTTGCCGCAGGTTGTGCGCTCAACTTCTCTACGTTTGCAGAAAGTTCGGTGTTTGCCTTCTTGATGTCAGCAAGTTCGCTTTCTAACTTAGCAACCAAAGACAAAAGACCTTCAACCTCTGCGTTGAAAGAATCTGCAACAACCTCTGTTGCTTGTTCTTCTTCGATGATTACTTCAACCTCTGGACTTTCTTCTTCCATTGGCTTTAATTCAGCAACAAGACCACCGCTTACAACAACAATGATTCCTTCTGCTGTCTTGTACTCTCCGTCCGCTACAACAACCTCGTTGCCTTCTGCGTCCTTTGCGAATACACGAACACCAGCTGCCCAAGTGTCGCTGTCCGAGTAGATGCTTGTTCCGTCCTCTAAAATCGCTTCAACCATTTGCTTCACCTCAACAACTTCTTCAGCTGATAGGCTTACATTGTGCTTTGCGAAAAGAGCGTTAACTTTTTCTCTTAAGTTCATATAAGTGTTTATTAAATGTTTAGTTCCTAAATAGAAAAACCTGTATATTTGTTTCACAATTCGGCTTTTCATAGGTTGATTTTGATTTTTAGGTTTGACGAGGGGAGTAGTTACCCCTCGTTTTTTTTATCCTAATGAATCCAATATCGTGTTTAGCGTCTTCATTTCGTCTTCGCTCAATCCATAAGACTTGAACCCCATTTTACCGCTCTCGTTCGTTATCTTGGTGAGTGCGTTGAGAAACAGGGTAGCGTCGTCGTTGAATAGCTCGACCTTTAAGAACCCCCCTGCTTCGATGTTCATTACTCGCCTTTGAGTATTGCGTCTAATTCTTCGAGCAAAGTGCTAACGTGTTCGCTTAAATACATTTCTTTCTCGGCAAGGAAGTTCCCTTCAATAGAGAAACCTAATACTTCTTTGTTTTGAATCTGTTGCTTCACTTCTTCGTTGTCCACTTTCATGCAACCGAACCAAGTGCCTTCTGGAAGGTCAAACCCGAAGTTCTTAGACTTGTCGTTTTCGCCTTCAATGATCCACGTTTCCACCAACGAAACACCGTCGACAACTTTCGCGTGTTCAACTGTCGCGTTGTTCGTCATGTTTTGCTTTAAGTAGTTGTAAGCAATTGAGCGAATGGTGTCCTTTGAATACTTAACGTAGTATTCTTCTTCGGTCTTGTCGTTGCGTCTGTAAATGAGTTGGTCAGGAATAAGCAAAGCGCCGTATAAAAGACCTCTGAAATCTTCTTTGAACTTTACCGTGTGTTGTTCGCTTAACGCAACGAAATCGACACCTATTGCAGGTTGTTCTACTACGCTGATTGCGAATACTCCGAGCAAACCTTCGTCGTCTACTCCGTACTCAATTACTTTAATTTTTTTGTTCATGTTTTATCCTCCTAATCGTGATTGGTTTTGAATTAACTGTTGTGCTTCTAAGTTGCTACTCACTTGACCGCCTAAGACGTACGCTTGTAGCGGTGGTTGTTGGTTGGGTTGCTGACTGATAAAGTCAAAGTTTGCAGGTGAAGGAGCAGTTGTTCCACCGCCACCATTACTACCTGCTCCAGTTCCACCGCCATTACCTGCAAAGCGACCTATTGCCGTTCCTGCTATTGTAGCAATGGACGCAGCAGCGCGAATCTTTGCGCCAATAATTGCAGGAATCTTTATTGAAGCACCACCGTCTGGAGATAAAGACCAAACAGGGTTTGCATTGTATGCGCTAATTTCTCGTTGTGTGTTTACAACCACTTGCGCAATAGCCAAAGCCTTGTCAAGTGCAAACGCAATGTCTGCCGCTTTCTTGTTTTTTGCGAATAGCGTACCTAACAAGTCAACCGAAGCAGAAGCAAGAGAGAATTTAGCGTCTGTTAAGGCTTGTTCTGCTGCGAGTTTGTCAGCGTCAAATTGTTTTTGTCTTTCGAGTTCATCTTGCTTCGCCTTTTCGTCTGCTGCTTTTTTCTTTTCGTCTGCTGCAAGTTGTTGTTCAAGTGCGGCATCGTCGTATTTAGTATTTATGTCAATTTCTGCAAGACGATATTTCTCAATGATTAAAATCTTGTCTTGTTCGTCACCTTCATACGTTTGAAGTTCAAGTTCTTTTTTCTTTTCTAATTCATAAAGTTCATTTGCTTGCGCGCTTTGATTTGCTTTGATGTAATCTTCACGAACTTTAATTTTAGCGGCTGCAAGGTCTTGTTCTTGTTTTATTTCTTTTGCAGCTTTAACTGCGTTAGCTTCAAGTTCTTTCTCTTTCTCTTGCTCTTTCTTTTCTCTTTCAGCTTCCGCTGCTGTATTTGCCGCCTTTGTTTTTTCACGAATTGCTTTTACTTCGGTGTTTACGTTAGCAAGAACAGCTGATGTTGCTTCATTTTCAAGATATGCAATACGTTGCATACTTTCTTCAAGGTCAAGACTTGCCTTTCCTATTCCTTCTGTTCCGTCCCACCAATCATTTAAGTTTTGATTTGCTTCTTTGAAAAATGTTTGTTGAGAAAAACGAGCTGCTTCAATTGCTTCGTTTATTTGCTCTTGTGAAAACTTGCCTTTTTTATTATTTATTTCTGTTTCTAAAGCAATTTTCTTTGCATATTCCGCTTCAAGCAATGACTTTGCAGCGTTTGCTTTGGCTTCCGATTTAATGTTTGAAATTAACTTTTCTTTAGCCGCGTTTAACGCTTCCGTGTCGTTGATGTCTCCATTGATATTTGCAAAGTACGCTGGGTACATTGTTTCTAAATCACTTAACGCCTGTCGTCTTTCTTTCTCAGTTAAATTATTGTCTTTAACTCTATCTGTCAAGACTTCAATTTGCGTAATTTTCTGCGCTCCTTTTACAAGTTCTTGTTGAGTTGCTTCATTAAGTTCACCTGTTACCTTTGCAAGGTTTTGTTGTTCACGTGATGTTTGCGTTGCCCACTTTGCAATGTCTTTGTAGTTGTAAGCAATAGCCGCCAATGTTCCTGCAATCAAAAAGAATGGATTGGAAACAACCGATAAAGCAAGATTACCTAATCCTTTAACCAAACCACCTACTTCGTCTTTTACTGTCTTAAAATCAATGCGACCAACTGCTGCACCCATTCCGCTCAACGCTTGACCTGCACCTTTCAAGTCCAAGTCCATAAGACGTGAACCGAACAAACCAACGTTGTTCGAAAGACCTTCGAATGCGTTACCAGCGTTGGCGCTAATCTCTGCACCTAAGTCGGAAATGTTGTCCTTCAATTCGGCAGCACGTGCAGACGCTTTCTTAAATGCGTCGCTCGTTTGATCCATTGTAAGCAACTGATTATTCAGCGCACGAAGTTCAGCTTTTGCAGAAGTAAATCCTTTTGCTGTATTTTCTGCTGCGTCTGCCGTCTGATTAAGGACAGTTACCGCGTTGGTGCTAACGTTAAAATCTATATTGTTCGCCATTACGAGAGTAGTTTATAAAGTATAAATATCCAAAACGCTACGTTTAACGAAATACGAGTAACTTTCCAAGCGTAGTGCTTCCACATTTCCAACTTACGTTTGCCGTTAGCCATTATTCCACTCTTACCTTTCGTCTTGATATTCAACTTAATGAACTCTAAACAAGCGACCATTGAGTGCGCTTTATTTTGAAAATTATTTATCATGCTCTTTCAATTATTGCATTAACAACAGATGCGGTGTTTGCGGTGAAAGCAATAGCGCTTCCAACCGCTATGTTAGTTCCCAAAGTATAAGGACTGCCGTCGTCTGTAATGGTTACAACAGGACTGTTCTTGACGTTGTCAATCTTGTTAATGATTAAGTCGTAAGGAGCGAAAACGGTAGCCGTTAAACTGCTCATAAAGTCAATAGTCCACGTTATTGTGTTGTCGTTTTCGCTATCAATCTTCCAGTTGCTGCCGTCGCTAACCAAAGTCACTACACTACCGCTTGTTTTTATTGTGTACGTTATTGCGCTTTCAATCTTTTGTCCTGTGTATGCGTGAAGCGTTGCGCCATAATCGTCACTCGCTAACTTTATGCTGATTATTGTCCCTCTCGTTGCCTGTGCTGACGGAAGGTAAACGTCAATATCTGCGGCTAAGTCAGTAAGTAAAATTGTTCTATCGAAATTAGTCACTACATAATCGGTACTTATTGACCTTACTGGTTGTGATACCGACGCTCCGAAGTTAACAGGCGCACCGAAGCGTGTTGGTGCTAACGTTGGTGCTTCCGATGTAATGAATGAACGTGTACCAATGTTTGGTACTGAGAAACAATTGTTCTTCGCAGAGTTCCAATAGTAGCCAAAGCGACGACAACAGTCTTCGGTGACTACCGCAGGATCTCCGTTCGGTGTTTCCCAATTTATTGTTTGGTCAAGGTTGGCGGTGATTGGTAAGATGTCGCAGTCGTTGTCTATGTCCAAAATACGAATTAACTTGACCTTCGTCATATCCTGCTCACCTACGACGTAACCTTCAATGTCCAACACGCGCCACCAAGAATCAACTATCCATATTTTGTCTGACCATTGAAAGGTGAATATGTCGTTTAGCGTTAGTGCGAACATACCCTCTAAGATGCGCGCCTGTCCATCGTAAAGTTCACGGTAGTAGTTTCTCCACCAACGATTGTAAAGGTTGTTGTATGGCGGTGCAATGATTGTGTGAAGCGGTACTTCGGGCGCAAAGTTTAGGTCTGAATCCCCTACGCTTGCGTTCATTGTCGAATAGTTATTCAAACATTTAACAGCCGTTACAATTACGCTATCGGAAACTTCGTCGTACATATTAACAAAGAAGTCTGCGAAGTAGTAAAGTATGCGTGGTTTTGGTTGCACGAATTGTCCTTCGCCATTGATAAAACGAGGAACGACAACATCGGTATTTTCAACTGCGCGTGAAGGTGTTGGTGCAAATGCTAACTCAACCTTTTCCTCGCCAGTTGCGAACTCGTTAATCACTTCAAAATCGTTCTCCGTTACTTCGTAGCTTCCGAAGATGTGTCCGTTGTCTTTGTAGACGTTATTGTAATAGTCTGAATCTTCGGTGTATGTGAACGTGAACTTTGCTTTTTGAAGGTCTGTTGTCGGGTAGTACGTTATGTCTTTTGAAAGGTCAAGTTTCTCAGTCCAATCCAAAGTATTTCCGCTTCCGATGTATTCAACTAATGGTTCAATGCGTAATGTGTTTGGAAGCGTACGGTCGGGAACAAAGGCAAGGTTAAACATCTTTTGAATAGACGTGATAAAATCTATTTGCTTCATGTCTGGAGCGTTGAAGCTCATGTAAACAGGTTGGTTTCCGTATAACTGCGTTGATACGCTTACAAGTTCAAGACCTGTTCCTGTATAATCAATGTTTGCGTTTCCGTAAAAATCAATATCAATAGAAGGTTCTGCACCTATTCCAACAGCAGTTGTACTCAACGCGCATTTAATACGCAATACATCTCCTTCTTGAAGTGTTAGTGTATTTAGAAAATCGGCTGTTATATTTGTGCTTGTTGGTGTTCCTGTTTGTGAAATAAAATTTATTTGTTCTAATTCTATTAAACCGCTTCCGTTAACTTCAAATAAAACCGTTAGAATAGTATTTGAAAGGTCGGTATTTGTGTTGTTGCGTGTTGCTTGTCCGTTTATCCAAACGCGAAATGTATATTGTGCTGAATACGGAACAGTATAAATTCCACCGCTCCAATTATTACCTTGATCTTCGTATTCAGTAAAATATGTGTAAAGTGAAATTGTATTGTTTGAAGCTGTTGAAGGCACGTTGTTTACGTTAGCCGCAAGACCTACGTTTGACGTTATATTATTCATTCCGTTTTCTCCGTCAAGATACTGACCATTGACAAATGGAACATACACGTTGTCGAGCATATCAAATAAGTTCGCACTTGCCCATTGAATACCTGCGTCTTTAAGTATCTGGTCAAACAAATAGTAAGCCTTAACCGCAGGTGTCAAGTGTCCTACTTTAAGCGAATGAGGAATATCAGAAGAATAAATTACTTGTCCCTCTATGTTTGTTGCTGTTAAGTTCCACTTATCGCAAAGCGTTAAAATAGTATTGTCGTTAGGTGGTGTCTCAACGTTAGCGTGAAGCAAGTCGTAATCCAAGTCACCTGCAACGATACTTTCAATATCTCGAAGTTTCTTTTCGTTTAGTAAGCGTGAAAGATTCGGAACTTCACCAAAGAAAACAACCTCAAACTCGAACAACTTTCCACTCTGCCAATAAAGTTTCTTCACCTGAATGTGACCACTTGCTATTGGGATAGTGTTAACCGTTAAGTTTGCCGTCACCTTCTTTCGGAAGTCAAACCAACCGTTGAAGTTAACGTTGAAAATAGCACCGAAGAAATCTACATTCGTTGCGCTTGCTGGTATGCGAAACTCCTGAGAGTAGCTACCGACAGAACTAAAGTTCGTGAGATCCGTGAACTTGTAGTTGAGGTGCATCTTCTCATTTTCGTAGAGGTCAATCGTTGACGCGTTGCCGTTGCTATCGGTTAACGTTAGTATTACTTCGTTCATCATAAGCCAACAGGTTGTGAGTATTTAAGGTTCAAAGTAACGTTGTAAAGTTTTGAATATCTTTCGTCCTTGATAACAAAGTTCTGTGTGTCCACAAGAACAGGTGTCATTGTTGTATCGTCACCAATTATGAACACGTCGTTAGAACGACAAAGCGTTTGCAATAGTTCAAATTCTCCAACGCTTATCCAGTCGCTATTTATTTGTAATCCTTTGGTCGTGTTCACATAGCGGTCGGTTGTTCCTCTGTCCCATGTGTTAAATGAGAATGCTGCGGTGTTGTATTGACCAACTACTTTTTGGTATTGCTTTCTGTCGTAGTTGTAGGATAGTTCCGACTTCTTCGTAAAGTTGAAGTAATCCACACCGCCGCAAGTATTTGTCCAACCCAAACGCACATTGTCAAAACGGCAATCGTCAGCGACAAGGTAAAAACAATACACGCGTGAGGAAGGTGTGTAAATGGGCGGTGCAATAGATGCTCCTGCTTGTATCGTGTAGTATTTGACATTTGTAAAGTCTGCTCCGTCAATGATTAAGTTTTGTGGATATGCACCCAAACGAGAAACACCGTTTAAGTCGGTGAACAAAGTGTAGTTTGTCGCTTCAATCAAAGTGTTGCTGTTGTCGTAAGTAGACACAAATAAATCAGTCGCGTCGTTGTCAACTAAAAGTCCGTTGTTGTTTAATGAATACAACTGTCCAAAGTCAGCTAATCGTGTTGGTATGTACACCCAGTCGTTAGACAATCCGCGTGCAGGTGCTTCGCTCCATTTGTGCGTGTCAGTCGTACGCTCACTTAACAAGTATTTGCCTATGCTATTTGTTCCGTATCGTGTGTTTGGATTAGGTTTGTAACCGTCGCTTACTTGGTATTCAGCGAGGAAAGCGTACACATCGTCAATGTCAGCCATTCCGCTACCGCTTACCGTGAATACTCCGTCAATCAACCAACCTTCTTTTATCGTGCAACTAATATTCGCAACACTTTTATATTCGTCGTTAATGCCTTCGTTTGCTGCGCCTGCCTCGTGCTTCAACTGCTCTCTAAATATCGGTGCAAGGTCAAGTATTCCTTTGTTCGAAGCGTTGGGTTGTACGTTGACTTGGAAAGCACCGAAGTCAAACACGAAACGAAAGCCTGCGTTTGTCACGTTGGTTGAACTGCACACGATCATCAGCCGTTGACCGATAGGTGTGTATTGGTAAGGTTGGTCGTCTATTGTAATTGCCATATTTATTAAATGTCTTTTAGTTGGTTTTCTAAAACTGCGTTGAAGTCTTTTCCGTATGCTTCGACCACCTTCGCTTCGTATTCGTCCCAAATGTTTTCCATAGCGTAGTCGAACGCGTGCCACCCTTTTATTCCTTCCTTGCCTATTTTACGAGCAATTAAAAAAGCCACTTGTCTTTTGAGTGCTTCCGTTGGCTTCTTAAACTTACCGCTTTCCTTGTCGCGTAACTTGATAGGCTTCAATCGCATCCAATCAAGAATTGCGCTTACTGGTGGCGGTGTCGCTCCTGCTCTGCGTCCATTCTCACGTGTAAGAAAGTATTGCGACGCTTTGCCCTTTGCGTAGATTGAAATGTCTATTGACTTTCCTTTTATCTTCAACCTATAAGCTAACGACTTTACGAGCGTACCACTTGACACCGCGTTCGTGTAGTTGCGTCCCACCTTCCGCTTCAATCGGTAGTCGGACTGCATCAACTCAACAAAGCGTTTCGCCATGTCATTGACCACAGCGAAGAAGTTGGGTGCGCTCTGTTCGTTAGGCATCGCCTTTCAGTCGCTTCAATTCCTCAAACATTTCAAGAAGTTGCGCTTCTTTTTGCGCAATTATTTCTTCTTGCGTTGGTTCTTGAATTATTTCAACAATTCCTAACGCACTAATAAAATTATTAATATCGGTAAATGATACATCTTGAATTGTACAAGACAAATCTAATAACACATTACCTTTGTCAGTGTATGCCAATATTTGTGTGCTATTTAAGATTTCAACTGAACTTAAAATATAATTATTTTCTTTGAAGAAAATAATATTGTTTGGTTTAATTAGTATATTCATTTTAAAAGTATTTTGTTAATAAAGCTGCTTCAGTTCTTGCGGTATCACCTCCACCCACTGTTCTTATACAAAACAACAAATAATTATCAATAGTTATATCGAATGGTGTTGTCATCATTTGATCTGTAACAAAATCTGTAAGTTGAGCTCCTGTAGTCGATAAGTAACATAAATTACCACCTGTTAAATGAAAATTTCGTGTAAGAGTTGTATAAGTTTGAGTCGTGCCTATTGAGGGACAAGCTGCTACTATAATTGCTCCTGATAAACTATTTGATGTGTTTAGAAAAGCAGAACCAGTAATACCACTTGCAGCACCTGTAATTCTTTTTACTTTATAAATAACTTGTAACATAGAATTACTTGTTAATGTGTTTGCAGGTATTAAAACTGACAAACTAATTGTTTGAGTCAATGGAGTACCAACAGTTGCACCACCTGTTGTATTTATATAAACTGTTGAGGGATTACTGCTTCCACCTCCTCCTACTACTAAATCCCCACTACCCAGCAACGAGTTGCCGTTAATAGTCTTAATGTTAGTGCCGCTAACGAGTGTTGGTTGAACAGCTATATTTCCACTACCTAATAAAGATGTAGAGTTGATAGTTACGATGTTAGTTCCACTTACAAGCGTTGGTTGAACTGCAACATTACCACTACCTAAAAGCGAAGTGCTATTGATAGTCTTAATGTTAGTACCACTAACAAGCGTTGCTTGTTTAGCGTTCAAAGCACTTTGCAAATCGGTTTGTGCGGAGAGCGTTCCTGTTATGCTTCCCCACGTTACCGCAGCGGTTGTAGGTGTTGCCTTTATGTATAGGTTGTTTATCATAATTGAGATATGTTTAAGTTAACTACTGACGCAATATTTGCCGTTATTACAAGATCGTCACCTAACGCGATTGAAGTACCTAAAGTATATGCGCTTCCGTTCTTTGTTATTGTTATTGTCGGTGAGTTCTGCACGTTTGCAACGCTATTGATACTACACGCGTATGGTGCTATAAAGATAGCGGATTGATAGTCCAAAAAGTCTACTGTCCACATATATGTAACAGGGTTATTTTTCCACAATGACGTGGAAGATTGGTATTGTAAAATGTCGTTGTTTGCAGGTGTTGTGATGCTCACATTGTGTAGTTCGTCCAACTCCCAACCGTTCATTATCTTAACATAGATTTTACCGTTATTCGCGTGAGCGTATTCAACGTAACCTATCACAACGATGTGTCCTGTTGCGCCTGTTGGCTTAATGTTAGTCAACCTTCCTGCCGTTGTCGGAGAAAGGTACAAAACGTCACCGTCAACCCACGTTTCACCTTGAAGTGAACCCGTTGTATTGATGTCCTCAAGTTGTCCTACCGTTTGAATGAAGCCTTCTTGATTCGTTGCTATCGTTTCGCAAACGATACCTATTGTGTCGGCTGAGTTGTTATCGTTGTTGGCTTGTGCTAACGCTACCGCTAACCTTTGCCCTTGCGCTCCGCTTACGCGTACTGCTTGGTAAGCCGCCTTCGTAAGCGTTGTGTTTGGAGTTACTTTGTTTACTACTCTTGCAACAAGGTCAACACCATTTTTCAAAGAAACAGTACCGCCTTTTAACAGCGTTTCAGAACTACCAATCGTGTTGTTCCATTGCGTTGCACCAACTACATAACCTGCTCCCGAAGGACTAACGTTTAACGCTATGTGGTCAGCGGTTAGGTTGTGCGTTCCCAAGTCAACATTTTGCGTTGCTCCTGTGTATGGAACGTAACCTGTCAACGAAGGCAAGTCTTGCGCGGTTATAAACGGATTGACACCGTCCTCTCCGTCATTCGTTAGGTCGCTTGTTGCTGTTGGAATGGTCGGTTTGTTTAATATCTCAGCCACTCCGCTCGTTGCGTTCCAATCTGAATTAACTTGAGCAGCAGGAATAGTTGGCTTGTTGTCGAGGTCGTTATAATCATTTGAGAAACCTACCGCGCTTATGTCGGCAGTATTTGCTTTTAATGCAACATCTGCATTCAAGTCAATTACATCTTGTTGAAGCAAATCAATAGCCGCTTCGATGTCAATAATGGTTTGACAATCTCCTATCGTTTCGCACGTCAACCCGATGTTGTCCGTTGTCAAGTACCAACCACGCACCCCTTCCGCGTTCGTTCCGTAGTAGTGGTTTGCTGCTGGTGTTTCCTCATCGTTGACAAGCGTAACCTGTCCGTTTGTGTCTTGAATAGACATTGCGAAGTTGAAGATGTTACTTTCTCCGCCACTTGAACCACCTTCAAAATATGTATTCCATTCAGCTGGTATGCTGCACGCGTCCCAATAGTAAGGAACAAGAAGTTCTAAACTAACTGTCCAACCTGTTAACGTGTTGTGAAATTCTTCAAGGAAGGGTTCTAACGTGACATTTTGCACGGTGATTAAGTCACCAAACAAAACGCGGTGGTTTGTTATTTCGGCAACCAAATCTTCTGCTATTCTTTGAAGGTCGGACAACACTTCCTTTTGAAACTCAACTTTGTCGTCTTTGTCGCGTGGAAGATCCGCAAGGACAATCTGAAAACTAAACGTCTTAGTACCTTTCGCGTAAGTAACGTTTGAAGGGACAACGTGCATGAATGGATATTCGGTAAACTTTTCCAAGTCTGCCGTATCAATCTGACCATGTGAAAAGGTCTTAAGAATAAAGTGTCCAGAGGCAAATGCCTTGAATCTATCTATAAGCGCGTTGTAGCTTTGTACGTTCGACATAATTGTAGTCTATTAGGTAAGTCAAATATGTAAATATCTCCCAAGCACTTTTTTCCGTAATTAAATCTAATTTAGTTATGTCACGACCGCATGCTTCCATAAAAAGGTGATACCAACCGTACCTTCCGAGTACCTGATTTAACCCTTCTCTGTCGTCAATTGTTCCATCTCCTTCGTCAACTTCTGTACTTCGTTCTCCAAATAATCTAGCGAAGTGTTGTTTAGTTCGTTGAGCAAAGTCGAAAAAAAAAGCAGCGCACCGTTGAATTGTTCAAGCGTCATCTGCTCAACGTACTCTTGCACCTGCTCACGTGCTGCCTTGCTGTGTGGTACGATAGTATACTTCTGACCTACTCGTTTGTCAATAGGTCGGTAAAGCGTTCCCATAATCTTGACCATGTTTGCAGCAACGTCAGAAGCCCACGTAGAAATGTCCGCGTACTCACCCATTGAGATAGAATACAGGTCGGGAATAAACCCGAAGTCTTTGTCTTTGATTGTAATCGTTTCAAAGAATTTTGCTGATTCGTTAGCGAGTGTGTCCTCGAACGCTCCGAGTAGTGTCGGCAAGTGTTGGAAGGGAATTTGTTCCGCTTGTTTTTTCAGTAGGTTACTAATGCTAACCAACTTGTCAATGTCGTTCTTTGCTGCGTGGTAGTCAACGTATTGCTTGACGCTTATGCTTGAATAGTCAGCTGGTATGCTTACTTTGATGCTCATATTTTTGTTGTTTAAGATCCACAATACAAACAACCTTCTTCATCGTCGTCTATTGTGTTTGCTTCGTTGTATATTCTGATTGCTTCCATTTCAATCTGTTCTTTCGTCCACGTTGGGTTGAACACGCTGATTTGTGATTTGAGAAAGTTTAATTTGTTTTCGCTCATGATTCGTAGTTAACAAGTGTTGCTTCAATTCCTTTGTCCTTCAATTCGTTCACAACGTCTGGGTTGTTGTCGTAATGCTTACGGATGCGGTTGTTCACAATGAAGTCAATCTTTGCGCTGTTGCTTCCTGTAAGTTCCACACGGTTGTGTGAAATACCTAACTCATCCGCTACTTCATAAACTGCTTTGCTCAATCGTGGACTGCGTGCAGTTACGATATAGACCGTGTAACCCTTCGAGATAAAGCGCTTTGCTAACGCTTTGCCTTGTGGAGTGGAAAGAGTACCGTCGAAGTCAAACGAGATACGTTCTTGCGCGTTTAGGTTGCGTCTTACTCTGTCTAAGTAGTTCATTTGTTTTCGGTGTATGAAGCTATGCAAACAGCATAACGTTGGGTTGTGTCTGGATATTCAGAAGTCATCTTGTCGTCACTCATGCAACGATAGATAAAATCTTCTTTTGGTTCTATGGGTGTTGGTATTGGTATTGGCATTTATTTTATTTTTTATGTCACAAATTTTCAAATAATTGTGACAAACATTTGCCACTAATTGTCTTGTTCTGTCTTTTGTTTGTCGCAAGTATAGTAGATTTTTGCGACAGAATCACATTATACGATTAATTGTTCAACGTCTATCTGGTGTTCTTTGAGCAGCTTGCGAATGTATTCAAAGACTTCTTCGATACCTTCCTGATATGCGGCTTCCTGTCGTTCGTTGTACTTCGTGAACTTGCGGTAACCGTTCATATCGAGTTCCCATAACATCATTGCCATATCGCGCGCCTTCGTTGCTCTGTTAAATTCAAAACGATCGTCTCCGTCACTTAAGTCAAATGTCAAAGTAGCTGTGCTCATTCGGTAATTTGTCGAATTGGTTGTTATAATTTGTCATTGATTATGATTTGTATCGGTTCGCTGTTTGCGCCTGTAAGTTCGGTCATTTGTTTTGGATTACCAAACGCACGGCTCAATAATGTTTCGAGAGAATACAAATTGCCTTTTTTCAACGAGGTCATCATGGCGTTTGCGATTGTCTTTTCAAGTATCGTTGCTTTTGAATTGTCCCAAACGCTTTTGAGTTCGTCCATATCCATAGCCATCATTACTTGAATAGTATCGTTTATTTCGCTCAACTTGTAGCCGCTTTCCTTCAACAACGAAACGTATTTTTTCGGTCGTCCGTTGGGGTTTGCGTTGTTTCCTTTTGGAAAGGGTTTAAGGTTTTGTTCGTTTGCCATTGTTAATAATTTTTCACGATTCTCTCACGTTTATTTTTTACTTTTACTACGCGGAGTTAGTGTAGTGGCAACATGCTGTTCTTCCAGAACAGAGTCGGCGTTCGATTCGACCACTTCGCTCAAATTGATAACCTTGCGTTCTTGCAGGGTTATTTTTTTGCCCTTATACATTCCTGCTCCCATTTCGTCTATTTTGCTAAATGGTAAAATTGGAACGGTAATTTGACAAGATTTGTCTATTAAGTAAATATAACGAAGTTGAAACCCTGCAACTTTCTTACTTCCTTCTGGAACACCTGCTCTGCCATTTTGTGATAATATGTGTTTGCCTTTTGTAAAAGTCATACTTGCAACTCTCTTTCCGTTTGGCAATTCAATTATACTTGAATTAGGTTTTACTGATGTTAAATAAAAACCACTTGCCCTATAAATAGTTCCGTCACCACTTTGTGTTCCGTCGCTAAAAGAAAGAAGCCATTTAATATGCGGCGCATTTTTTTTGATTAGTTTAATACTTATTGCAAGGCATCTGCTTTCGCTATTTTTAGGCAAGTAATCATCAAAAGCCATACGGTTAAGTTCAAGCATTTCATTCCACAAACAAGGTTGAACCATTCCAAGAACTCTGCTTTTATCAAAAGGGCTGCCGTAACTCATTACACCGTGTAAATTGTTATCTAAAAAACAACCAAAGTGTAAAGAACTATTGTTTACAATTTTGCCGCTATAATGATGTTTTTTTACAAATTCATTTGCAATTTTTGCAGGTATAACTTTTACTATGATCTCTTTTGCTCTGCCCATTGCATTACTATTAAATAAAGTGCGTTGCCATTTGAATTTTCATTTCCCATTGTTTCGCAATACTTATATTCTTCTGTTTGCTTTATATCTGCTATTGCGTTTTTTATTTGCGTTGCTTGTTCGTCTGCAAGAGTAAAAGTCATTTGTTGAAATGGTGCTTTATCACCTTCTGGCAAACTAAATTCATCACTTAAAGAATCTAAATCTACGTCTTGTCCTTTCCAAACGTCTAAACCCCATTCTTCTAATTGTTCCGCGTCCCATTCGTTGGCTAACGCGTCCCAGTCCCATTCACCAAAACCAACGTTATCTTTAATGATAAAAGCGCGTTGTTGTTCTTCATTCAATTCAGATGCTTTGATAATTGGTATTTCTTTTAGTCCTGCTTCCTTACACGCTTTCAATCTCATGTTACCACCAAGAACAACCATATCTTCATTCACGACTATTGGACGTAGCTCCAACATTTGTGGAAGTTCTTTTATTGAAGCAACAAGTTTCTTGAATTTATCGTCCTTAATTATTCGTGGATTATTAGGGTTGGACTTTACTTCGTTTATTGGAACAGTTTGTGTCTTCATATTAGTTAAATATATTATTGTGCTAATTTACTTCAAGTCTGTCTTTAATAACACTAAATTTATTGACTGTCACTAAATGTGTAAAGAAAAGAAAAGAAAGAAAAAGAAAAAGGTAAAAGAAAAAGAAAGAAAAGAAAAAGTCCCCCCAAGAAAAACAAACTGTCTTTGCCCTTAAAAGGGCAGTTGCTCGATCCAAGCATTGATATATTGCAAGTGTAGTCATTGGTTACTTCGCTTTGACTTACGAAGGCTTTTACGTTGTTTATTCAGTGTTGTTCATTTACTTTAAAAAAATAACCCCCAATTGTTTCTTGTCGTCAAACGGAAACAAAAGAGGGTTAATACTTTATACCATTTGACTTCACGAATATAAAGTGAACTTTATTAAAACCGTAAAATAGTTTTAAGTTCTTAATTGTTCAAATCAACATTCACGTCTTTCATTGATTCAAGAAAGCTGTTGATGTCTTTCTTCACACAAGGTGGACACGTTGAACGCTCGTTGAACGCTCCTGTGGCTTTGTCCTTGAACGAATAGAACTTCAACATATCATTTTGCTCCAACTTACCCTGCGCTTTCATATCAAGCAAGAAACGTTTGAACTCTATTTGTTCTTCAAGTGAAAGAACACCGTCCCATTTAGATGCAGGACAGGAAGCGAAGGCGAGTTTTGCTTTGACTGGCATAACGCAGCCGCATAACTTAATTGACTTGCGACGGAATAGGACTTCGGTTTCTACTTCGTCACCTACTATTAAAGTACCGCAACTTTGCGTTGACGCTTCGAAGAATTTACACGCTCGGCATATATCTAACCTGCGTTTGTACTCATTGTGTTTTGCGAATAACATTGGCTCTTATTTTTTGTTTGATACTATCAATTGTTTTGTAAAGGAAGGTAACGGGTATTCCCGTTTGTTTTGAAAGTTCTCGATAGGTGAAGTCTTCCAATATGTATTCCTGAAAGATTAACCGTTCAAACTCACTCAGTCGACTAATTAGAATGTCCAGTTGTTCGTTTGTCATTCGTGCGCCTAACCAAGTCTTATCAACTTCGTGCGCGTAGTCTTTGAAGTCACGTCGGTTTCTGTTCCACGCAATAGTCTGTTTGTAGAAAGGCGACGTTGGACTGTTAACCGACAAATACATTACGCGGATTAAGTAGAACTCAAAGTCACCTGTGTCAATTAATTTTTCAATGTGCTTCGAACCGAACATAGAAAGCAAAGAGTCGTGCAATAGATCCTCGAAGAATGGTTCTTTCCGAGCGATGTTATACGCTAACTCTTTGAAGTGCTTATATCGCCCTTCTATGTAATGGTCAAGTTTCACTCATTAAAGTATTCGTCTATTATCTTAATTGCTTCCTCGCTACCTTTACAAATATACGAAGCGTATCCTCTGTTTCTTAATTGTTCCTGCCATGACTTTTGTTCAGGCGACGCAACACCACCCTTTTCTTTCTTCATTTCAATAGCAAGACCGTGATAGTCTGCGTTTGGTTCATAGATGAATAGGTCAGGAAATCCTTTCACATATCCAGTACGCTTCATCTTAATAGCTTGCAAGTAACTTGTACGCATTCCACCTGCTGAAGCGCAATAAAGAACGTGAGGATATGCTAAACGAATGTACTTTATTACTATCTCTTGTTGGTTCGCTTCGCTTTCAGGTGCAATTTTACGCTTCGCAGTAGTTTTTTTGTAACTTTTTTTATATGTCTTGACATTCATTTTCAATCAGTTATAAATTATTTTCAATTTATTTTCATTTTTTTGTTGTGTATTCAAAAGTTTAGCATATATTTGTCAAACAATTAACAACAACACCAAAGATAAACAAAAACAAACAACATGAACACAGTAACATTTTACCACAACAACATTCAAGTTCAACAATTTACATTCGCTACTGAGAAAGAAGCGGTTGATTGTATGGTTCGCCACGCTGACGCAAAAGGTCTTGAAATTAACGACCATTACAGCGAAGCATATTCAGAAGGAAACAAACCTGAAACACTTATAATTGTAAATCAAATCTAAAATGAAAAAACAACTACTCTACATCGCGCTTCTTTTCGGAGCAATGTTAATCGCAGGAACGATTGACGAACAAACAAGACAATTAGAACAAACCCCAAACCACACAACAAAATGAAAGTAGAACTAATTCAAAAAACAACGTTGACTGATATGTACTATAAGATTGTAGTCAACGGAGAGTTTCATATGTCGTACAACGACTACGACGAAGCGGTACGTGCTTACGACAAAATCAAGTCAGCCATTCCACGCGAAGAAATCATCTTATCAAAAGAAATTTAAAACCAAAAATCAAATGAACAATGAAAAACATCTTTACACAACTCCGTTCTTATTTGAAAACGACGTTAAACTCATTATGGATTCAATCATGCAAACCCAAGATTATTGGGGTAGCAAGAGAAATGGAACACTGGCTTGGGATACGTTTTGTCAAAGTAGAATTGACGAACTTGAACCACTACTCAACAAATTTGATTCAACATCTTGGAAAGAACTACCAGAGCCAACACAAGAAATCTAACTTTATTTGCGTTTCTTCGTCAGCGTCAGCGTACAACCTAACGCACAACGAAGTCGCAGCCAACATTGAGAAACATCAAAAACTTTCGGAAGCACGTTGGAACGACAACTTAATTGAATACATTTGTAACCACTAAAAATCAAAAATATGTACTGTCCAAAAATCACTTACTGCTTCAACGAAGACGACATACGCACGTTGAACGAAAGAATCAAAGTAATCGCTAACAACTACAACGATGACCAAACAGGTTGGTTTGAAGTAGACGAAAAACAACACTTGGTTTTCATAGACGAACAAGACAATATGTTCACGATCCATTTGCGAGGTCGTTTCTTCCGCAGCGACGATCCTGAGTTTGACTTGGACTTTGTCACACTCGAAAAAGACGGAATCACTTTCAGCTTTGACATTAACATCTTTGACGACCACGTGTAATGGGTTATTTCAAACGAATCAATGAGCAGTCTGACCTTCACGAAAGTCAGGAAAGACACATTCAAGCCGACTACGAACTGGCTATAAAGTTCGAAGAATACTTAAATCAATTCAATAACAACAAAATAAACAACAACAACATGAGCATCATTGCACAACAAACAAACAACAACAGCGGAGGACAGACAGTACCTGCTGGAACACACGTAGCACGTTGCTACCAAATCATCCACATTGGAACAATCCTTGACACTTTTCAAGGCGAAGAAAAGTTAGTGAACAAAGTTCGCTTGGTATTTGAACTACCTTTAGAGTTAGCAGACTTCGGCAAAGGTGAACAACCATTTTCAATCGGTCGTGACTTCACTTTGTCTATGCACGAAAAGAGCGGACTGAGAGCGTTCGTTCAGGGTTGGCTAGGCAAAGCATTCACAGACGCAGAAGCTAACAAGTTCGACATCGCAACGCTATTAGGCAAGGAAGGAATGATTAACGTCATGCACCGCACCGCAAACACAGGACGCACCTACGCAGACATTAAAGGCGCAAGTCCACTTGTTAAGGGAATGACTTGTCCACCATTAGTGAACAGCGCGTTTCTTTTAGACTACGACAGCGAAGATTTTGACTTGCGCTTTAAGATGTTACCAGAGTGGTTGCAAAACAAAGTTAGCACATCGGCTGAATTTAGCAACCGATTGGATAAGGCTGCGGATCAAATGAACAAGGCGAAAGCAATGCTTGAAAAAAGCGGTTTAGTTTCTACTGACGAAACAGACGACATGCCATTCTAAATAATACGAGAGGGTTGAAATATACCCTCTCTAATTTTAACTTAATAAATCAAAACCAACAAAATGAAAAAATTAGTATCACTTGAAAACCGCGTTGAGAAACTACTTAAGAAGTATAAATTTCTTCGCAACAACAACAAAGCACTTTGTGTAAAGGTTTGGGAACAACAGTTCGACGAACGCAAAGACATAACAAGCAACTTCTTCGCCATGTACGAAAGCGGCAAGTACGTCAGCGCTGACAACATTACACGCATAGCGCGATTGGTTAAGCAATACAATCCAGAACTGCGCGGAACAAACGACAAAGACAATAAGAAGAAAGCGCAACTAATCAAACCACTATTAAGAAAATGAACAAGCAAATGTATTCAACACCATTCGGTCGCTTAGTCAAGATTAACTTCAAGACGCTGACGAAATTTAAAGCAGCTTTGAGAATCAGCGATCCAACGGCACGTCTTTACGTCACACACCCAGAGCGAATGAGAATCAAAGACTTCAACAACATTTGTTTACACACAGGGTTGTCACGCGAAGAAGTATTTAGCACCTTTACACCTACCAAACTAATCAACGAAGAAAATGACTAACGAACAGATAAGAAATGAAGTGCTTGACATGATACCATTTAGACACATGGAACGCTTCGAGTTATTGTGGACGATGATTACACCACGCTACGAACGTCTAACGAGTGAGCAAATAGAAATGCAGAAACAAATGGAAAACGAACGAGATATGTTTTGGTCGGCTCTGGAAGATGTAACGTGTTCGGTCTTGGGAGTACCTTCGCAAGCGCTATACACACCGACAAGGAAGCGTGAGATAGTAAACGCACGACAAATCATTTTTTTTATCATTCGTCCCTGTTACGTTCTCTCGCTTCAAAACGTAGGTGACCGTTACAAGAAAGACCACGCTACTATTCTGCACGGAATCAAACAAGCGTCTGCTCAGGTTGAGTGGGACAAATACTACCGAGGCAACGTTGAACGCATTTGTTTTATACTAAATGAGATGGGTTATGCTAAACCTATGACTTTTTTTACTAAATTTGTCGAACACGTTGAACATCAAAAGACACTCAGCGCAAAAAGAAAATCTAAAATCAAATAACTAAAACTATGAAAAGTGAATTGACATTCTGTCCAAACTGCGAAAGCAAAGAACTCGCAGAACGAGTTGACGAAATCTTGCGTGACCAACAACTTGAAGATTGGGACACCGCCTACGAATTTGTCGACGACGAGGGAGAAATTAAAGTATGTTTCGATTGTCAAGACTGGGACGACGCAGACGACGACGCAAAAGGCGAAGGTTGGGACTAACTAAAAATAAAACATGATGCTAATACTACAACTGAAAAAGAGAATTGAGATTCTCGAAGCGCAGGTTCAGGAACATGAACATCAACTGATTGAACTAATTGCGAAGTTATCTAATCAGACAACACCAACGCTTATACCAAAGGAAAAGAAAGCGCAATTCGTCAAACCAACGGTCGTTGAGATTTACGACTACGCGTGTGAGAAATTAAGCAACGACGACGCGCTTAAATTTACCGAGAAATTCCACGCACACTACGAAGCGAATGGTTGGAAGGTCGGACGCAATCAAATGAAAGACTGGAAAGCAGCGGTTCGTAAATGGGACTTGTCTACCTTTGTAACTACAAACCAACAAACTAAAATCAAAAATGGAAAATTCGACTCCGATGCTGCGCAACGCATCTACAACGACGCTCACAATTACACAAAGGGTTGATCGTGCAGAGCGCGAAAGCGCATTTGTTGCCGACTACGAACTCCCTGCATTTGTAAAACTTTGCTCGAAGGTGTGCGCCATGTATGGTATTGCCCTTCCAGAAGCGCAGTTACTTCAAATGTTGCACGAGTTCATAGGCAAAAACTTTCGGTGGGTTACGTTTGAACACTTCAACCTCGCCTTCGAATTGAACGCAGCGAATGAACTGTCAAAGAAATGCGAACACTTCGGTGCGTTGAGTGTGTCTTTTATTGGTGATGTGTTAACGCACTACAAACCACACCGCGACAAGGCAAACTTGCAAATTCAGAGAGAAATAGCGGAATCAAAAGAAGAACAATCTAAACAATTAAAGGAGAGCGAAATGGCGGTAAACGATGACAGCTGGAGAAGGATGCTTGCGGAAGATTTGCACAATTTTAAGAAAGGAAAGTACACGGTCATTGAGATTCGTGCGGTGTCGCTTATGCGTTGGCTCGAAGAAAGCAAACAGATAAACGCTGACACCTTCACCGAAGAAGAATATCGCCTTTGTAAAGCGAACGCAAAGAAGAACATCTACTTCGAACAACAGTTGGTTCAGTCAATGGTTGACCGAATGAGCGACCGCAAAAGAATGTTGTTGAAGGAATCAATACGGTTCGAAGGAATGAGAGAACTTTACAAACTTTATTTGTCAAAGCAATGAGCCAGTTCATTTACAACGAACAAGGTGTCTGCGAGAATCCTATCTTGAAAACTTACAAGTGCATTAACGGATATGAAGCGCAGGTTAGTACCGCTATTGTTCAACGTGGTTTGTGGAGTTACGCAATAAGGTTTCAAGGACGTGAGCAGGGTTGGTCGCAGCCGCTAATTTACCACGCTGAACATAACGTATACACAACGAAAGACGAAGCGTTCAACGCAGGTCTTGAATTGCTATTGCACCAAGTAAAGCAAAACAATGACTTGAAGAAATACGATCGTATTATTCAGATTCTTCAAGACGAACTTCACCCAGTTGTAGAAAATCAATTATCATTATTTTGACACCCTATAAACCAACATACCTGCCGCGTCAGATTGAAGCGTTGAACTTTCTGAACACCGATAGTATCGTTGAACAGTTGTTATACGGTGGCGCGGCAGGGGCTGTGAATATCTTTTGTACTTTGTAGGTTACACCCAAAGAATAAAAGTGTATATTAGTGGTATGAATTACACACTTAAGGAACTAAACATTTGCATTGAAGAATTGCCGAATGAACTTTGGAGGTATGTTGCAAATACAAACAACCGTTATTTGATTAGTAACGAAGGACGTTTGCTCACAACTGGATATAAAGGCGGAAGCAAACCTTCAATAATGAAACCTGCGAAAGATGCGAAAGGTTATTATCGCACAATGCTTTTAATAAATGGAAAATTTTCAACAATCAAAATACACCGAGTTGTTGCTCAAACGTGGATTGAAAACAATGAAAATAAAATTCAAGTCAATCACATAAATTTTAACCGCGACGATAATCGAGTAGAGAATTTGGAGTGGGTTACACCAAAGGAAAACACGTTGCATTCTTACAACGCAGGAAGGATTAAGAAACCAATATGCACAAACTTTGTAAAAGGTGAAGAAATTGGAACTTCAAAGCTAACTGAAAAAGATATTGTTGAGATACGCGAGAAATTTAAACCGCGTGTTTATACGCGTGAAATGTTAGGCAAAGAATACGGTGTTGCCGCAGCCACAATTAAGGATATAATTTTGAAGAAGTCATGGAAGCACGTGAAATAATTTACCACGACAAACAAAAGCAAGCGTTAGAACTTCTTTCGTATGAAAGTCCTATTTCGCAGGTTCTTTATGGTGGCGGTGTATTCAGCGGAAAATCTTTTTTAGGTTGCGACTGGCAAATAAAAAGACGGTTGAAGTACCCTGGCACGAAGGGTTTAATCGGTCGTGCTGAATTAAAGAAGTTACGCTTATCTACAATGCAAACTTTCTTCGAACTTTGTACGCTTCACGGACTAAAACCGAACGTTCATTATACCTACAATGGACAAGACCACGTTATTAAGTGGTATAACGGAAGCCAAACGATACTTATGGATTTGGCAGATATGCCCTCAGATCCCGATTTTCAGAGATTTGGGTCGATTGAAATCACAGACTACTTCGTTGACGAGGTAGCCGAAGTTTCGAAGCGTTGTATCGATATATTGCAGTCGCGTGTACGTTACAAATTGATTAATGACAGAGCAAAGGGATTAATGACTTGTAACCCTTCAAAGGGGTGGTTGTATAATGACTTTTATTTTGCTCACCAAAAAGGAAATTTAAGAAGTGACCGCGCCTTTGTGCAAGCACTTCCAACGGACAACCCGTATATCTCGCAGACTTATCTTGAAAACTTACAGAAACTTCCAGAGTATGACCGCAAAAGACTTTTAGAAGGGAACTGGGAGTTTGACGACGACTCCGACAAGTTGTTCTCAACCGATAACCTACTGCGTATGTTCCGCAATGAATTAATTGAAGGAAAGAAATATATCACCGCTGACATCGCGCGTTTTGGAAAGGATAGAACAATTATCTGCGTTTGGCACGGGTTAACTATCATTGACATAATTGAGTTGAGCAGAGCGTCGTTAGATGAGGTCGTGAACAAGATTCGCCTCGTAACAAAAGAACACTCAATTTTGTTACAGGATGTGGTCGCAGATGAAGACGGTGTTGGTGGTGGAGTGGTTGATTTTCTTAAATGTCGGGGGTTCGTCAATGGATCTAAACCCAAACAACCACAATACCAAAATCTCAAAAGCGAGTGTTACTATAAATTGGCTCAATATGTTGAGGAAAATAAGCTCACTATTTTAGTGAACGGACGCAAGGAACAAATCGTGAAAGAGTTAGAAATGATTAAGCGACACCGCGCGGACGTGGAAGGAAAACTTATGGTTACACCGAAGGACGTAATCAAGAACCGCGAAGGTATTTCACCTGACGTTGCCGACGCAATCATGATGCGAATGTATTTCGAACTTAATCCAAGTTATGGACAGTATGTTGTAGGTTAAAAATAAATAAATATATTAGCATAATGAAACAAACACCACTTTACGAGTCTTTGAAAATGACTCACGACAGAGAACGCGAAATAGTCAACTCAATAGCAACCTACTTCCAGCAAGGAAAGATTCTCGGAGATATTCTCCTTGAACTTTCACAACGAAAGGACATGAACGCGAAAGAGAAAATCTACTTAGCGCTTATGATAGGTTCAATGATGTCTAAACAAACAATAGATGGCGCAGAGCAAAACTAAGAAAGGTATCTGCGTGTACTTACACAAAGACCTTTGGAACGAGATAGACGAAAAAAGAGGTGAGAATAGTCGCAACACTTTTTTGAGCGAAGCAATCCAGTTCTCAATGAAGTTCTATATTCCTGAATCTAAAGTAAAATTGAAAGAACAAACGTCGACAAAATAGCGACGGTTGACGTAACGACTAAAGCGTGGTTTCTGCGCTTTTTTTGTTTCTCTAATTTCTTTTTATCAGCAGCAAGATTGTTAATTTCTTCGGTCAACACATCTTCTTTCTGTTCATAAGCCTCAACGACTTCTTGTAAGTTGTCAATCTTTTGTTCTTCGATGTTTATTTGTTCCTTCAAATTGTTAATTACCAACGAATCAGAAGCAATAACGCTATCGCAACTGTTCACCAAACGGATAACATCCACAATATTAACAGTATCTCGAATAATAATAGCAGAACGAGTTCTTTGATAGGTGGTTTTGGCTGTAAGTTGAGCATCTTCATACGTCCTGAGTTGTTTATAAAGTTCAATTTGTTCTTGAAGTAGGCGGTCGTATTCGCCAGCATTGTAGTTTATGATGCTATCTTGTTTTTGAACAATGGAATATGTGTCTTTTGCATCTTTCTTTCCCCATAAGTTCCAACACAACACCAACCAAAGCAAAGACGTTCCAATAAATAGCAGTAATGCTGCGAGTATATTCCTTTTCATAATATCTGACCTTCGTGTATTCTTAAATTTTTGACGCTATAATTTCCGTTCGTTCCTTTCTCAACTATTGCGAAGCCATGATTATACTTTGAATAAGGGTTGTAGTCAGGAGATAATTCAGATAAGCAACCAACACCCCAACAAGTGATGAACTTGCCGTTAGCGTCTCTCTCGTTGTGTTCTGCTGTCTGGTGATGATGTCCGCAAAGCGCGGACACCTTCGTCTTCATGAACAAACCACGCGCTACGTTGACAGAAGGAAGGAATTGCTTTCCGAACTCATGTCCGTGAAAGATTGAAAGTTTACCGATATTCAGTTTACTCTTTCCGTCAATCCAAGTGATGTTGTGTTTATCTAAATGACAAAGCGAGGCAAAGTCGAACGCATCAATGTCGAACAACTCAGGTGCTTTCACTCTCATGTAACGCCAGTAACGTTCCTCGTGGTTGCCTTCTTTGTAGTAGATGTGAGCGGTTGGGAATTGTTTGCGTAACGTATCTACAAACTGACGCATTGCGTACAACTCGTCCTTGAATTTTCTTTTGCGTGGATCTTTGACGAAGTCGCTAATCATGTGACAGTCTAACGCGTCACCATTTAGAATCACCGCGTCACACCCTTGACGAACACCTTCGTTAATTGCAACGGTTAACGCTTCATTGTCCTGATAAGGAATATGAACATCGCAAAGAATTAAGAACTTTGTTCCTTTCACCTCAACGTGTCTGCGCTTTTTAGCGTACGACTTCGGAAGTGCGTATGGGTTGGAAGGTCGAGGTGCTGTGTCCATTAATTCTTTTTGTGTGTTAAATTTACGACTTTTCTCTCCGTGTTTACCACGAACACGACGAACGTAATTGCGTGCGTGTTCTTGCGTTTCAAACGCTTCTGGATATTCCGTGAATAGTTTTGTTGCTAAAGAATGTGAAGGAGCGTCGGGAAATTTACTACAAATCTCCGCTGCTATTTTTCTCGCTTCCGTCTGTGATGCCATTCTTTGCTTGTTTTGTGAATCTCTCAATTACAGTACCACCAAACAACCCTGCGGTCAACAATGCTAATGTGTCAAACATTGCAATGGGACAAACGTAGATTGTAAAAGTCGCAACATAGGTGAAAGCAATTAGGTTAATTGTAACAAATATAGCAACAATTCGTTTCGAACTAACTTTTGAACACGAACTTAACAAAGATATTAACCATTCTTTCATATTAGACGCAGGACAAGTTGAACAATAAGACCACCAACGACACCAGCAGCAGTTGCAATACCACTAAAACGAGCGACCTGCAACCTTTGATTCTGAATATACTTGTCGTGCTTTTGAACCTTGCTCACAAGACCTTCAATCTTCATTTCGTCATCACCGATTAAGACGTGATAGATACGGTCTATCTTCTTATTCATATTCTGCAATTCCTCGTGTATCAAAGCAATCTCGTTTTCGGTGTTCATGACTTAAAGTATAGTTGTATTTCTGCCTCTCTGCGTGTAACCAAACCCTTTAACACTTTACCACCACCCTTGTTCCACAAACGGAATGAATCGGCTATCGTTGCGTCTGTTGGATTGACGTTTAATTTCTTGAATACAGAAGAACGTTTGAAGCCACCTGTACCGATGTTGTAAGCTAACGAAACACACGCACTAAATTGGTTTTCGTTGAGTGGTTTCAAAATAAATGGAGTGATTGAAACGGCGAACTGGTCAATAATAAACTTCGCCAACTCGTCAGCACGTTGCTGAGTGATTACGTCGCCTTCTTTCACCTTGTCGCCATTCTCGTAGAAAGTATTTCCAAAGCCAATAGTCCACACGTTAGCAGGACACTTATACGCTTTCAATCTACAACCTTCAAAACGCTTAATTAGAGCGTATCCTTCTGCGTTAACTTTCATTCACCAATCTTTTTATTTGTTTCTCTTTTCGAATTAAATACTTACGGAATTTCTCCTCGTAAATCTTTTGCTTAACCATGTCTTTCTTGCGTCCCCTTGTAGCCATGTGTTTTTTTATTCGTTATCTAAACCACCCAAGTCCTGGTCTTCTATATTCGTATGGTTGTCTATCACGTCCAGAACTAATCTCAAAAGCGTTAGACGGATAAACATTTGTTTGCGACCAAATCTGATTTGTTGTGTTTGTCATGTACTCAGGAAAGTCGCTTGAGTTATGACACAAATAATCAACCATACGCTGAGTGTAAAACATAGCTTGTTGTCTTGCTTGGTCGCGATAGTTCTGCAAATCGGTTTGTGAGATAGGTTGAGTATCTTCGCTTGTACGAATAACAAGACTTCCGTTGTCCGTTTTAACGTACAAATGCGGCAACACTTCGTACATCGTCCACCACATTATCATGCGACGCAAGTAATTGTCAAGAAGGGTTGCGTATGCGCCTGTAATATCATCGTTCACAACATCTTCTTTGATGCGGTTGTACAAATCAGTTCCAAGATATAATTGTGCGTACTTGTCTTGCGACAAATAGATAGCAGGATAAAGAAGCAAGGGATCAACCGAGCCGTTAATCCATGTATATTTTTTTATGTAGTTTTCGTCAATGAGTAGAACTTCGGGTTGTAGTGCCATTTTTTATGAGTATTTAAGTGAACCTCGTGAGGGTGTGTTAATTGGAGCAACACCTTCCGCTCCTTTTTGTGGTACAAATGGAT